CACCCTGGAACCGCGGGGAAGGTCAATAATCTCGCCTCCACGCTCTGATACCTGGGCCAGCCCACCTGCCCAGTTTGCAGTTCCAGCTGCCAGGGCCGGTATTGTGGGAAGGTTTATGGACTTTCCGCCAATCCCCGGTACCCAGTCCGGAATTTTAACTCCGTTTAACGCTCCCAGTACCCCGTTCACCGCACCGACGATCCCGTTAAGTGTGCTTTTGCATACGGCGCCCATACTTCCCACCACACCGGTAACAATGTCAGACGCCCCCTGCCAGGCCAGTTCCCAGTCCCCGGTAAACACACCGGTCAGGAAGCTGATAATGCCGTTTAAAACTGTCATGAATCCGTCAAGCACGGCAAGGACTGTATCAACCGAAGCAATAACAAAACCGGCAAGCCCGGAAACCGCTACCGTAATGGTTCCTCCCAGCAGGTCCACAATGAATGATCCGACTGCAGACAGCACCGGGTTCACCCCCTGGAATTTATCCATGATGCTCTGTATGTGCCCGCGGATGCTTTCAAAATACGGCGACATTGCCTGCATGGAATTTCTGAACATGCCAAAGTGGGATCTTACGGCTATGACCACGGCTATAAGCGCCACAATCGCCGCAATGACCAGGCCGCAGGGGGACGTGACAAGTCCAATCATCCCGCCCATGGTTTTAAATCCCGTAGCCGCCATTTTCACCAGTGGAATCATTTTCGTGAACCCGGTGATCACCTTCCCGGTAACCACAAGTACCGGACCTGCTGCCGCTGCCATCCCGGCCCACCGGATAGCCGAATCCACCTGGGCATCTGACAGACCGTTGATCCGTTCCATAAGGCCCTGGGCATATTCAGCTGCCTTTTTGATATACGGGAGCATCCGGTTCCCGAAAGCGATCGCAGCACCCTCCACAGCAGACTTCAGTATGGTAATCTGCCCGTTCAGGTTATCGAGCTGTGTGGCTGCCTGCTGCGCAGCGCTCCCTCCGGCATCCCCCAGTCCGGACCATAGTTCCTGCACCCTTGCTGCCGAGGAGGCTGTCATTTTATTAAACGCATTCATACCATTGGTTGTAAAAATGGTATTTTTTAATGCATTCGCTTCCTCCTCACTCATGGTCCGCAGGGATCCGGCCAGTTCATCCACAACCGTATTGAAATCCCTGGCGCTTCCGTCCGCATTGTATGCAGAAACCCCCAGACGGTCCAGGGCCGCCTTTGCTTCCTGGGTCGGTGAATACAGATCCGCCATGGCCCGGTTCAGGCTTGTGGCTGCCGTCTGCCCCGTAATATTCTGCTCCGCCATCCGCAGGAGCGCCAGGGTCATGCTGTCCACGGTCTGGCTGTAGCCTGCTGCCGTGGCCGCCCCATAGCTGACCGCCTCCCCCAGGGCCTGGACATCCGTGTTTGCCAGGGTCGCGCCTTTGGCCATGAGATCTGCGTACCTTGACGCATTGCCCATCTCATCCCCGAACCCCTTGACAGCCCCCACCACATAGGAAGCGGCACTTCCCATGTCCATGGCCCCGGCTGCGGCCAGATTAAGAACCGTCCCCAGGGAATCACTGATCTGTGCGGCATTCAGGCCTGCCATTGCCAGGATATTGATCCCTTCCGCAGCCTCGCTGGCACTGAATGCCGTTGTTGCCCCCATGCGCTGCGCAAGATCTGTCAGGTCCGTAATCTGGTCCCTGGTCTTTCCCATGGTGGCAGCTACCTGGGACATGGATGCTTCAAAGTCTGCCGCCGTCTTCACGGATGCCACTGCCATTCCCGCCACCGGGACTGTCACAGATGCTGTCAGTGTCTTTCCGGCTTTTCCAATGGTGTCACCCATCCTCTCAATATCCCGTCTGACTCTCTGGCCCCTTTTTGACAGCTCTGTCATTGCCTGTATGGACTTTGATGCAGGCGCCGTGAATCTGTCCTGCAGCCTCAGAACAGCATCAATTACTCTTGACCTTTTATCCCTCCCGTTCTTTCATGTCCGTAATCATCTGGACCAGGAATGCATCCGTGATTTTCTGTTCCCCGTAGCCCATATTGTAATACCGCGACGGCTCCCAGCCAAAAAGACGGAAGAGAAGATACATTTTCTGCGTCTTCCCGTCCGTCCCGATCAGTTTTTTAATTCTTCCTTCTCTTCCTCTTCTTCATCTTCTTTGGAAAATCCGGAAAGATCTGTAATCTCATCCGCCACCCGGGTAAGTTCCCCTCCTGGAAAAAACAGCTTTGCCAGATCCTTCGGCGATGCGCAGCCAAAATGCTTCTGCAGGTCCGCATTCTTCAGATCCGGCTCCACAACGCCTTCCACGCAGAGAATCGCGTTAATGTCGTAAGCTTTCCCGAAATTGCTCCTGCCTTTCTTATCGATCATCCGTGTCATAATTTCATTGTAGAGATCCCCTTTAAGTGCTTTTATAGTCACTTTCACATCTCCCCCCATCACCTCGGAAAGATGTTTTGCACGCACTTCCCCGGTCTTCTCTTTTGCAAAATCCCCTCTGTCAATCGCCATCAGCTTATCTACCAGACTCATCTTAAAACCTCCTTATGAATTTTAAATGGAATCAAGGAAATCCCAGTCCTCGCAGGTGAAGGAATAACTCTCCTCGCCATTCTTTCCGGCCTCCCAGTCTGCGAGTATGGCCTTGTCAAATTTGCAGTTATAGGCAACAACCCGTTCCGCCCCGAATGCGTCCGGGTCATCCAGTTTTGATATGATCTTGAAGCTGGGGGATTTCCCCTGCTTCAGTCTGTCTGATACACGCTTCGCAACAAATGATGATATCTTGTGAAGCTTTACCTCCCCTTTCGCCTCAATCCCGGTCAGTTTCTGGCCGTCCACCAGCTTCCCGCAGCGGGTGACGGATGTGTACTTTGCATTGATCTCCAGTTTAAAGGCCGTGGCCTCTGCCATATATGTGTCATCCAGCCACAACTCGCCCCAGGTTCCGTTGATCACATTGTCTGATTCATACCCCCGCATATTTTCCCTCCCTCTTAAATACTGATCTCCAGGTCAATATCTTCCATCGCGTCCAGAATGGAGATTACCGCCTTCAGGAACACACGGCTTCCTGTATTGGCCTGACGGATCTCATCATCTGACATCTCCTCCACACTCTCCCCCTGGGACTGGAGGTAGATCCTCTGGGCCTCCACGTCAATGGAGCAGGTGCCGGATTTTAAAAGTCCGTCCCGCACCAGTCCGGCAAAATAAGCATTGACCGCTGTAATCAGCAGACACTTGTTGTCATAACTGTTTGCGTATTTTCCAATATAGGAATCCTGGACTGTGATGCTGATATCCTCCTGGATCATATCCATGATCTCAACGATCTTGATCTTCTTAAAGCTCTCCCCTTTTGTATCAGTTGTGGTTACAAAGCTGTTGACACCCCGGCACACCTTTACCTTTTCCCCGTCCCACACGAATACCAGTTTGCCCTTGTCTACCGCTTCGTCCATCTCTTCCCGGTTCATCCGGCTGCAGTCCGTATATTCCATCATGGGCGCATATGTGCAGGAAATGGTCATCGGGGTCCCGGCGATCAGTCCCGCAATCCTGGGACATGCTGCATCCGGGGTGATCTCATTCCCCTCCGCATCAAACAGGCTGGAGGTGACATTCACGACCCCTTCACAGTCCGCACTGGTATTTGGCAGCACTGCCTTCACCATGCGCATATTGACGGTACGCATGGTTTTGATCCAGGTGGCAATATCCTGGGTTTTTCCGTCTTTTCCCGCTTCTGGTACAGCCATCCAGTTGAACTTCGTATTTTCAAAATACTTCATCATGTCTGTATAGCCGTTTTCATTCCCGCTTTCCATCACATATACGATGACCTTGCGCGGGGATACCTGGTATCCTTTCAGCGCATCCTTTATGTACTGCTGGTTCTCCCCAGAAAGCCCCTCCGGAACCGTTGAAATGCCATAAACTGTGTATGTGCCCTTAAGATCTTCCTTGTCCTTAAGGACCAGGGCCACGATCCCCCGCTCCCCCCTGGCTACCGCAGTGGCTCCCTTCTCAACAAATGAGATATTTACTTCTGGTGATTTCCTCTTTTATTTCCTCCTTCTTTCCAGTTCCTCACGGATGGTTACCTCCCGGATCAGGTCTCCTGGTTCCGGTTTTCTGGTATTCTCATACCAGTCAAACGTGATACTGACCTGCAGGATATCATTGTGGCTTCCTGCATATTCATGGTCAAATTCCGTAACCCGCAGTTTCCTGCTGCCCACAGCGACCGTCATGCCAAAAGCCTGCCTGATCTCTGACAGCTTCCTCAGCTGGTCCTCCTCGCTGCAGGTTTTTTCCAGATATGTGATTTTGTACGCCGCAGACATCCTGGCAAAATTACGTGTTTCATACCGGAAACTGTAAGGTACGATCTCCGTAAAAAAGCACGGTCTCTTCTGGGCCTCCGGCGTGTCTGTGCCGTAGATCCCCATATCCGGGTAAAGCTGTTTCAGGATCCCGTTGCAGGCCCTTTTTAAGTCAGAAAGTTCCGTCATAGATTGTGTCCTTTCAGCATTCTGTCCGTGTATTCCCCCGCATGTTCCGGGAATTTGTCCCTCCATTCTGCCCGTGTCTGTTCTGCGTAATGCTTCCCTGGTACGAATCCCCCGGTCTCCCGGCCCCACAGAACCTTCCGGTGTCCGTTTTCCACCAGATGGAAGTGGGGCGCCGTATTCCGTATGGATATGGAGTTTACCTCATGGACAATATTTTCCTCCTTCTCTGTTTTCCAGCTTTTGGGGATTGGCCGTTTTCCATCCTTATACTGGCTGTATCCCCTGCTGTTGCAGTCCTTTTTCCACTGGTTCGCCTCCCTGCGCAGCCACTTTGCCGTCTCATCCGGATACTGGCTGACCACGGCCTCCATATCGGTCCTCAGTTCATCCAGGCCGGATACTTCAAATGCATCTGCCATTATTCCACCTCCGGTCTCTCTGTCTCATGCTTCTCTGTGCACATAACCTCCAGGATATAGTCCTGCTGCTCCGGATTGATGATGGAATTAATCAGATACTGTTTCCCCTTCCAGGCCAGGACATCCGTTGGCAGCAGGTCTTCCAGGAACCGCATGGTAATCTTCACTGACAGTTCATGCAGGTCCTTGTAGTACTCCGTGTACTCATTTCCCCGTACCGGGCGGATCTCTGCATATACAGTCCGGCACGGGGCCAGTCTGGCCACCACGCCGCCCAGGCCGTCCGGAACGTCCTGGTACCGCATGATGGTGACCCGTTTTCTTAATCTTCCCGGATTGATTCCCCTCCCGGCACCTCCTCCCCGCTTTTATCCTGGTACTGGAGCTGCAGGAGAATGGACGCATAGGTATATGACATCCGTTTCCGCTGCTGCTCGGTCACCATCAGGGTCCGGTTGTCATACAGATCCTGCACCAGGGCCATGTAAAGCATCCTGGCCTTGCTGTTTCCGCCGTCAAACCTCCCGGCCGCATCCACAATATAGGATTCTGCTGCATCCATCATCTGGCGGATGGTTCCGTCATCCTCTTCGGAATCCACCCGCAGATAGGCTTTTACTTCTTCCAGCGTCATGCTCCGTCACCCTTCCCTGTTTTCATTTACTCCCCGCTTCCGGTTACGGTTTTGTCTGCCAGATCCAGCACTCCGTATACAAACGCCTCCGCATCCTTCGTCTGACAGTCTTCCCGCTCGATCGCCCGGAAAATGGTCAGGTCCTCCTCAAAGGCATTCAGGTCTCCGATAGCCGCGATATTGGACGTCATGACCGTCATCTGGTTCCGGTCGAAGAATCTGATCCCTTCTTTCAGGTCGCCGATGATAAGCGGTATCTTCCGGTGTCCGGCTGTGGATACATCAGACTGCAGATCCTGGTTCGGGACTACACGCACCGGAACGATGGTGGCACCGGCGCACAGACGCATCTGCATGGGATCCGCCGGACTTGGCTGCAGCAGATATTCTCCCTTATCGTTTTTGAGGGTATCCAGCCACTGGAGCCCGTCATCATTGGTGATTACTTTTGAGGTGGACTTGAACGCCTGCCCCAGGGTCACATTCAGGATCTTTTTGATATCATCCAGTCCAGCAATGGCTGCCGGTTCCTTCTTTTTTACCTCTTCCAGGATGATATTGTTCCTGGTCACCCGGCTCTCATCCCCCAGCCACGTGATCAGTGTCCCGGTGATATTGGCGTCCGTATCTGCCAGGAGTTCATTGGTCACCGGCAGGTATCCGGCGTACTTGCTGATCTCATAGTCCATCCGTTCAAACTGCGGCGTGTTCTTGCTGCCGATCTTTCCGCCTTCTGCTACTTTGGAAAAGCCGGTCTGCTGGGAACGCTTCTTGTATGTACGGCTGCCCTTGTTTGTAGTGACATGCTCCACATCCACCAGGTCGATCAGGGATGCCTTTGACTGCCGGTACTCATTCACACGGGTCTGGATATCTTCCGGGACCGTGTATCCCCCGTCCGCGGGCGTCCCCTCTGTCATCGTGTTGCGGAAACCGTTTCTGGCTGCATTGGCAAATTCATGGGTCGAATCCTGGTCCCCTGCCGATACGCATCCTGCTGCCTGGGTTGCAGACACCTGACCGTCCCCTTCCGGATCCAGGACATCCTTCATCAGGTCAAATCTCTGCTGGAGGTTTTTCAGCTCCTCTTTGGCCACCTTCGCCTCCTCCAGCTTCCCTTCCTCTGTCAGGGCCACTACCTCACTCTTTTTCTGGTTGATCTTGTCCAGCATTGCAAGCAGTTTCTTGTTCATCGTGTTTTCCTCCTTATATTCCATAAAGATCCAGATCCCCCAGCAGCTTCTGTTTTTCCTCCTCTGCCAGGTCCTTCTGTTTTTTCTGTTCCATAACCTGCTGCCTGATCTCATCTGTCAGGCGCATTCCTATGCTGGCATTGACCAGGGACGGGGTTCCTGGACCTGATATGGCATCGACAAATCCCAGCTCCAGCGCCTGCCCTGCCGTGATCCAGGTCTCCCGGTCCATCAGTTCCAGGATCTCTGCCTCTGTCTTTCCCGTTTTGGCTATGTATGCCTCTGCCATTGCCGCATTCATCTGCCTTAAGATCTCTGC